GCGGGTCACGTCTTCAAAATCTATACTGTCACGTGTAAGATAGTGGTTCTGCAAGACGTCATACAGGGTGTCTTTTAAACCCTGCTGTCCAAACTGGTTTTCTTTGGGTTCCGCGCAGATGATACGCGGCCCGCGAAAATCTTTAGGGACCGGGATGATTCTTGCAGAGAGCCTCTCCCCTTCGTCACCATCATAGGTAAGCCGACGATTAAAGTCGAACAACTTCCTATGATGTTGGGGAAATAGCTTAAAATTCCACTTCTCAGCACCGCACTCACCCTCGGAAACAGCCCCAGGACCGTGGCGGCCCCATGGGTTTTCATCCCAGTCAGCCAGGTTTTTGTTACCGGCTAACACGGAATGACAGAAACGACGTGCAGCTGCAAGCTCAGGCGAGTAAGCCTTGATGCCGCAGACGCGCACGCGGTCTAAGAAGTTTTCGACCGCAGTCGTCGTATCCGCCGGGTTGAGATCAATCACCTTCGAGAAGAACAGCGTTACCTGCCGTATGACTTCCACACTTGTTAAGTGGGGGTCGCACATCGGCGTTCCATCCTTTTCAAAGCACTCCCGAAAGAGTGCATGGAGGAACTTCGGTAAGCGGGTATTCTTAACTAAGGAGAAACCGATAGGCACCTCTAAACGGGTGCAGCATATGAAGCTCTTTTCGACAGCCTTACCCAGTAACGGGAGGACTGTGCTAACGAACTTCTCTCCTTCAGCAGTGTATCGCTGGAGGACATATGCCTTATCGGCTTCAAGATTGCGCTCAGTGAGTCTCATCGCATCAACAAAAAGATGTGATACTAAGGACGACACGTCTGTCTCGGGCATTATGGTCTCGTTATTCATTTTAACGTTTCCTTCCCTGAGGCTTACAAGTCTACCTTTAACTCAGAGTCCATGCCCCCCTGTAGGGGGCACTGACAGTCCCTACGCCTTTGCGGTCGTAGGAAGCTGGGCTGACGCAACTTCATCTCGCCATGCCGCTTGGGTGAAGAAATCCCCAAGAAACGACATGAGATCTTGTGCTTCCAAAGCTGGGGTATCGGCGTCTCGGGAAACCGAGATATCGACTCTTGCTGAGGATGTAAAACTCTCCCCGGTGTCGGCGTTAATTCCGACGTCACGGATGGAGATCACAAGGTGGTCATTGGCTTTCGAGCCAGCTGGTGATACTTTGTAGGTTATCATCAGACTACGCGGTTCCGAGAGGGACCGTGTAACGTCGCGATATTCAGCGCCGTTGTTAGTTTGACCGATTTGGGTGAATGTTGTCGTCGCGGACGAATCGTCCACCAGAGCAATAGAAGATAGACTCATAATGCCTCTCCTGTTAGTTTGGGTTCTCCTACAGCGGAATTGCTATAGGAGTCGCTGGGCTATTATCGCGCCAGCATCGGCTAGGTTAACTAGCCTTAACGATCCGAACAACCCTGTTGAACCCCCAGGCGGTAAGCCGGGGTTTCGTGAGTAGCTCACAGAGAGCTCCTCTTCCTGTTGGCCACTAGCAGCATACAGCGTCGGAGAAACACCAGGTATCGAATTCAGGACAGTTCTCGTGTAGAACTTAACCTTAGTCGTGTCCTTGGTGGAGTACCCCATACGCCGCAAGTTGAAGCGGTGCCAGGAAATTGGGTCGCGCCCTACTAGCTTCGTTATGTCGACAAACCAATCGACCACGAAGCTTAGCGGTACAGCGTCCCACAGGGATTCCAGCAAGTCATTAACGCCCAACAGTTGTTTGATGTACGTGGCCTGACTAGCAATTCGGAAGGTATAGTCTCGGTGTATCTCTACACCAAAGGCTGCCTCCCTAGTTGCTTCAGTTCCCACGCATACCACACTCGCTGTTGAGTATTGAGACGCTGGAAAGGGGGAGATACTTGAGGTAGGATCGGCACACGTGCCAGTGTAAGTCTTGCGACTTTTCACAGGTACGAACCGATTATACGTGGTCCGAAGATACGCCATATGTTTGGAGACCTTTTCCATGCATCCAGCGACAAGCTGGATGTCATTGATCAGGGGCTTCCATCCATAGCGTCTCTCAAGCCACATGTTAGATGCTGTTTTTGTCAAGGAACGTAAAGTGGTTCCTTTGGACACAAACCCCATGAGGCTTTTAACCTGCATTGGGTTTTTGAGCATCTGCACTGTCTTCATCAGCTCAGTTAGAGTAACTAGTATGTACGTCTTGGACTGCATACTACCATCTAACCGTTGGCCGACAGACTGTGTTAAGTCCGTCCATGCTACTGCAGGAAGCGAAACGGCTGGGAACGAGTTGGAAAAGAACACTTTAGGAGAGAACGGATATCCTCCCCCGGTGTACTCCACCTTCCCGCAATGCCACTGCGTCCCGTAACTGTCAGGCAATGAATTCAGGTAAGACAGTACCACTGCGCTACGGTCGATCGACTTTGGCGCTGATACCACACTTACCCGGTGACGGTCGTGTTGACATGCGTTAAAAGAACTACGCAAGCCAACCACGTCACTAATGGACTGTAGGTCGTCATAAGCAAGTGAGAAGGGACCGGATGTATACGTTACTTGGTCTTCTACTATACCTCCATAAGCAATTTTCTTATAGAGGGTGCACTTTTGGGTGCTATAGTAGGAGCCTCGATAATCGTCACTCCCGGATTCTCTGTATCTACTCATGACTATCTCCTTGAGCGGATCGTAAAAATCATTGGTGAGAAACCCA